GACTGGGAGATGATTAAACGGGCCCGCGTGTCGGACCCAGATGGTCGCCAGCTTAACTTCTTGATTCAGACATCCCTTGGGCCGTCTGCTATTCAGTATGTTTCTCCCGGCGTTACCGGTCAGTTCCCATCCTCGCAGCAGATTACTACCCAAGAGTGTAGTGCTCTCTACAAGGAACTCGCATCCACCATCGAGATTGAGTACAGTGTCTGGGACCGCGCACGCAAGTCGCCATCCAAGTACGCTGAGCCACTCGCCAAGGAAATCGAGTCCAAGACGGTAGCCTCCAAGCGCCGCCTCGCCGCTGACCTTTATGGTGACGGTACGGGTGTTGTGGGTAGGGTCCTCACTGAGGTATCCCTGGTTGCTGGTCTCGTTACCATTAACCTTAACACGGCAGCCTCTGAGCCAGGCAGCGTTGGATTCTTTGAATTCAATGATGTTCTGTCAGCTAACCAGGCAAGTGGCGCGGCCCGTAACAATGCCAGCGCACTTAATCTCTACCGCGTCGTCGGCAGAAGTCGCAAGCTGGACCAGGTTACCCTTCAGGCTATTGATGCCGCAGGCGCTAATATCTCGCCAGCCTCAACTAACCTGGCCGCGGGTGATTATTTCTACCGCGCAGGTCAGCCAACCAAGCCTAACCGGGCAGCCCCTGGCGACTATGGCAATGTGACTGAGGCCATCCCGGGACTCTTCTCACTGGCAGCTGATGACGGTCGCGTTGTTCACGGTATCACCATGAGTGGCGTAACGGCAGGCTCACAGATTGACGCCGATGGTAACCCACTGGATGTCAGCCAGATTCAGGAACTTATGTCGAATGTTAAGACCATCGTTGGTCAGTCGGCATACAGCTGGAAGCAGCTGGTCATGGCACCTGAGGCCCTTGATAGTCTGATTGAGTCGCGTGAGACGGACCGCCGCTTTAACAGCGTCGAAGACACCACTCGCGGCGCTCGTAAATTCGTTTACCAGCACCAGAATGACAGCCTGGAGTGTATCACCTCCGAGTATGTCCAGAAGAAGTTGGTCTATGCTATGCCAGAGGCTAAGAGCGGACAGAAGGTTATCGAGTCCTACATGACTGACTTTGAGCCAGTTACGATGGGCAACCAGATGTCAGAGTTCCACCTGAAGCCAGTGTCCGGCGGATACCAGCGCTCAGTGGTCTCCTTCATGCAGGCGATGGGTACCCTCGTGGTCAAGCACCCAGCGGCTATCGCGGTTCTCAAGAACTTCGCTATCTAATACCCCCCCCCCAGGTCTGGCGGCTGAAAGGCTGCCAGGCCACCAACAACTAAAAAGGATATAACATGTCTTCATCAGAAGCTAGTAAGACAGTCCCAGTAAGCAACCAGATTCCTAATAAGCGGGAGCGGGCAGCGGCCCAATTCGGCCAATTGGATGGTCAGGATGCGACTGATTGGGCCAGTCTCCCGACATCAATTCAGAATGCTATTGCCCGGTTGGCGGCAGAGGTAGCCACCCTCAAGGGTAGCCCTATCACCTAACGCGCAGTAGGACGGCACCGTGTCAAGTATTACGCCTAATCTAAGACTCAGGCTGTCCGAGAATTTGACTGCCGACGCTCGCTATAACCTAGAGAGGATTGACCTTGTCGGGTCCATCGTCCAACTAGATGATAGTCAGAGCGCGGCAGTCGCCTCTCTTTCCTCTATTAATCTACTTCCCAACGCCCCCAGTAAGGGTGGCAGTGGTAGCGGTGGTACCGTCTATGTCGGTTCCGCCTCTCAATTATCTAATCTTCTAGTATACGGAACTATTACAGGGGATTTGTCTGGCAGTGCCACAAGTTTCACCGGTCCTCTTTTAGGGGATATTATTGGAACCCAAGGGGCCACCGCCATAGCTCCGGGCGTTATTGTAAATGGAGATATAAATGCCGCAGCGGCTATTGCAGGAAGCAAAATATCGCCTGTATTCACTGGCCTGGTGGAGTCTGGACCACAAGGATTCCTTATCCGTAATGGTTCGTACTCTACGAGCCTTCTCCCAGGTAATTCGCAACTTGCTGATGTAAGCCTGAAGCTGCCCATCACAGACGGCCTCCCTAACCAGGTACTCACCACTGACGGCAGCGGTAATCTATCCTTCTCCAGTCCAGGCGCGGGGACAGTAACCAGTGTGGGCCTAGTCCTACCTGCCATGTTCACCGTAAGCAACTCTCCTGTAACCCTATCCGGCGACCTAACCGCCGTCCTGGCTACCCAGAGCGCCAAGGCTGTACTAGCAGGGCCTGTTTCAGGTGCCGCAGCGGTCCCTACCTTCCGTCAACTATCAGCTGATGACCTGACAGACGGCAGTACCAACAGGTTCTACTCTGACAGCCTCTTTGCTATCAGCCTCAGTACCCGTACAACCACCAATCTGGCTGAGGGTACCAATGAGTACCACACCACTGCCAGGGCCAGGACAGCTGCGGTAGTTAATAGCACAGCAGGCACAGAGACTGACCAGGCCCCCAGCGTCTCCTCAATTAAAAGCTATATCGCTGGCCTGACCACCTCTGATATAGCCGAGGGTACTAATCTCTACCATACTGACCTCAGGGCTCAGGACGCAGCCGGTGCCTTGGTAGCCGATACCGCCACCGCCCAGCTGGATTATATCTCTGGCACATCCTTCTCTGTCACCGTCCTGCCGCAGGGCCTTATTAATAGCGTCTCAGGCATAGCGGAATCGGGCGGCATACTTAGCGTATCCCCCGTTGACGCCACCGCCAAGACTACCCCAATCGCCACTGATATCCTGCTGATTGCTGACAGTGCATCCAGTAACGCCTTGAAAAAAATTACGCTGGCTGATATTGTTACCCTGGCCGGAAACGGATTCTCTGATACATGGGTCTCAGGAACAACCAAGGCAGTGGCTCACGGCCTAGGAACCAGAAATGTAATGGTTGAGGTATTCGATAATGTTACCTATGAGACCGTATACCTGGATAGCGTAGTGAGAACAGACACTAACACAGTAACACTTACGGCCAGTGTGGCCCCATCAGGAAGCGGCCTCACCGTGCTCGTTAAAAGGATAGCCTAGTAATGAAAATTCTTGGTACTATATCAGAACTTGTAAAGGTAATCCTTCGCAAGTCTACCTATGAGGTCACAGTACAGCCTAGTACAGTTACCGCAGATACAACATTCGAGCTGCCAGCAGCAGGCGGTGGCACAAAGGCTATTGTAACAGCCGATAGTTCAGCTACCCTCACTAACAAGACAATTGACAGCGATAGTAATACTATAACTAATATAGTGGATGCCGACATCAAGGCAGCCGCCGGTATTGTATATTCCAAATTAAGTATTGCCGACGGCGACCTTACTATAGCTAAGACCTCTGGACTACAGACGGCCCTGGATAGCAAGGTAGACGAAAATCTCCCCATCACTGGTGCCACGAAAACAAAGATTACCTACGACGCCAAGGGTCTAGTAACAGCCGGTGCCGACATCGCTAATACAGACATGCCAGAAGACATCGCCAGAAGCAAGCTGGCCCCGGGAACGGCTAATCATGTCCTCATTAATGATGGCACGGGTGAGATTACTAGCGAGGCGCAGCTGGCTACTAGCCGGGGCGGAACCGGGGTAAACTCCACGGCCACCTTTCCCTCCACCGGCACGGTAGTTACTAGGGATGCCACAGAGACACTTCTCAATAAGACAACCGTATCCTCTACCGGAGCGGCAACGGGTGCCCTGACCCTTCCTACAGGTAATACGAGCGACAGGACCGGCCTTACCACAACGGGCATGGTTCGCTTTAATACTAGCCTAACATCCTTTGAGGGCTATGATGGCACTACATGGTCAGGTATTGGTGGAGGAGGAACCACTGACCGCGTTACCCAGGCCTCCCACGCCTTTGTGGTTGGCAATGTTCTGTACCTGAATGGCGCAACCTATGCCAAGGCTAGGTCTGACGTAGCCAATACCGCCGAGGTAGTCGGTATGGTCAGTCGCGTTATTGATGCCAATACCTTTGAGATTACCCTGAGTGGGGAGGTATCAGGACTTACTGGCCTCACGGCTGGTGAGGTCTATTTCCTTTCTCCCATTACAGCTGGTGATGTCACGGCCACTGAGCCTAGTGTCGTGGGACAGGTATCGCTGCCGGTAGGTATCGCCAGCAGTACCACCACCATGTATGTCCAGCCTAAAAGGGGCGTATTAGTTGGCGCTACTAACGTCAGGACACAGATTGCCCTGGCGGCATCGGCTACTACTACGGTGCAGAATGTATCGGCGTACGACGCCGGGGAACTCTCTGGCTATGTAATAATTAATGCCACGGCATCACTTCGTTTCTTTGTGAATGCACAGTTCTCCAGGAATGGCGCAGGAACTAACTACAATGTTAGCTATCAGGCCAGCGGTGATATGCCGCCAGCTGGCTTTCAGATTACGATTACAGCCGCCGGACTACTTCAGGTAGTAATGCCCAGTGTTGCAGGATTCACCAGCGCCGCTATCACATACGGCCTGGACGTGGCCGCCGTAGGCGCGACACTCCCACTGAGTATCTCGGCCAGAGCTGTTCTTGGTGATGTATCAGGGACGGCGGTACCGGCGGGGTATATTGGGGAAGTTATAACTTCCAGCGTGACTACTGCCACAAATGTTGGCACTACAGGACAATATTTTAATTTAACTTCAATCACGTTAACGCCCGGAACTTATCTGATTAATGCTTCAGCAAAATACAATAGAAATTCTGCAACATTTAGTTCAGTAGATTTAGAAATTGGTTTCAGCGCAACTACCGGAAATTCATCTACTGGGCTTGTTACTGGTGTGAGTTTGATTGAAAAAGTACAAGATGTTGGCCTTACGTTTACACAAACACCAATTTCTATGCCTACGGTTTACCTTAGATATGACGGAACAACTGCAACAATACAAAACGGCGGAACATTAACGCCAACCGGCGGTGTTTTTTATCTAAAAGGATATTGCGGTGTATATTCTGCCGCTACTCCGCAATATTATTGCACTGTAACAGCAGTCCGTATCGCATAAGGAACTATATATGTTAATTAAAATACTTCCAGGCGAATACCTCTGGTCAGAGAGTGGACTCCACGTCATTGATAGTAGCGGATTTGCAACTATTGCGACTGAGGAGTCTGAGGTTGAGGTAGCTGATGAGGCACAGGTTGCTATCATTCAGGCATACCAAGAAGAGAGAAGGCGGGCAGTCGAAGAGCCCGCGGTCCAATTGGAAGAAGAACCAGCCCCCGAACAGCAGGAGAATACAAATGTCTAACAGCGCAATTGGAGCCACGGGAGCCATTGCGGCCCTGCCCGCTGGCGTTATGATTGATTACGCGGCAACGGTAGCCCCAGCAGGCTGGCTGATGTGCGATGGCAGCGCGGTCAGTAGGACCACCTTCGCTAGTCTATTCGCCACCATCGGTACTCTTTATGGGACAGGAGACGGCAGTACAACATTCAACCTGCCCGACTTCAGGGGGCGTTTTGCCCGGTACATGGATAACATGGGCACTCCGGCAGGGGCGGCTGGTAGAGATACCGGCAGGGTGCTGGGGGCAACCGCACAGGCAGATTCTACTAAACGTCCGACAACGTCACTGACTACGGGAAACGAATCTGTGGGTCATACTCACGGAATCGGCGGCAGCGTGCCTATCAATGGTGGGTCAACGGCATTTGGTGCTGTGGCCTGGTTAACCGGCAACGCTGTTAACACCACTACTACCATGCCGGGGACCACCACTGGTGTGAGCGCAAGCCACACACATACGGTCACGGGCGGTGGTGACGCAGAGACCCGCCCAATCAACCTCGCCTGCAATAGAATCATAAAGGTATAAGGAAATAATATGACACAGAAACAATTGCTACAGGGTGCGGGGGATGGGACGGCGGTTCCGGCGGGATATATTGGGGAGAAAATTTCATCTGTTGTTACAAATGCAACGGCACCTGCTACCGGAACTGGCTTTGTTGAAATAGTTGCTAGAACCATTACTTTAAGTAGAGGTAGTTATATTGCTTTAGCCTATGTTGCGCCAAGTGGCTTTACTGGAAATGTAGGATTACTTGATGTATTTATAAATTCCGGCACAAATTCTCCATCTGTTTCTGGCGGCGTAAGAGGCTCATCATACTCACCGGCAAATGTTATTCTGGCCGCAAACTGCACTGCTTTTATCCTAGTAACTGCGGATAGTTCAACTATAACCCTAAGCTGTCGTGCAACGTCAAGTAGTACAATGAGCGGTACGGTAAGTTTAGGCTCAGACTTTCAAGCAGTTCGTATCGCCTAGTTGCCAGGGAGTAACCAGTGCTATCCACTATCAGATACATTCTTACCGGGGGCGGCCTTACCAGTAGGCCAAATCGCCCCGACTATCTGGACTCCCATCAGGTAGTAGACAAGTACCTCCTGTATAGGGCGCATTGTACCGGTGTGATGCCCGGCTGCGATGGTCTCTTATTCACCGCTATCGGCCAATCCTCCGGTGCCTGTGGCGATGCCCAGCTGTCCTCCTTCGAGGGTGAGCCAGGGCAATGGTTCCGTTCTCCTGACCACGACTGCCACCCCCTACACTCGGCCTCAGATATCAGCAAAGATATGATGATGGGCCTCGCTCTCTGGTGCTCCGTATTCAGGGCGGAGAAGGTGGCGGCCAGAACACTGCGCAGAGCCCTGCTCCGGGCAGGCAACATGGGCCGCCCCTGGTACCTAATCTCCAGGACCCTGATGTCTCCTAATCTCATGTACTACTTCTTTTTATGTAGCAAAAAGTCACGCAAACCAGGACTTTTCGGCAGACTGCTCCTAGCCACCAGCCATCTGACTCCACTTTCTGGTTTCCAGGCCCACCTACAGGCCCTGTCAATCCTTCTACTTATGAGAATAGAGGGTGGTATCAATCCCATCTCTATGAAAACACTGAAGAAATTGACAGCCGCTAGTCCCAGGAATGCTATGTTCTTGGCTATGCTGGGCATAAATAATGAGTGTGTTTCAATGCTTATGGACATCTCTATGTTCCCCGAGAACGGCCCTCCTAGCACTAGGAACTACTCTACAGATTATCTGTGGCAGCGGACCCCCTCAGAAAACCCTAAAGACTGGTTGCCTAGCGATGAGGAACCTGCTAAAATCCATAGTGGTATTGACTTCCTGGTAGCCGCGGCTATCTACCTCAGAATGGTCTGACACTATTATGGAAAATAACACCACAGACAAACACCTAGAGCGAATAGAGGCTAAGGTCGATAGAATCGACGCCAAATTCGATATGCTGGGAAGTCGTACCACTCGCACCGAGACCGATATTATTTGGGTCAAGGGTGGCCTAGCCATAGGCCTATCAATTGTTCTGGCGACCGCCGGATACCTCGTCACACGACTAGTTGACCTCATTAAAATCTAATATATAAAATCTGATATAAACGCCAATTAAAAGGACCCCCACCATGGCGATGAAGATGAAGAACATGAAGATGCCAGCACCAAAGTCCGCTAAGGACCCAATGCTGGAGATGGACGAGATGGACCTGGAGCTAGAGCTTCCGGGCGCTAAGGTAGAGGCTGAGGAAGACTCCGCCGAAGAGATGGACATGGGCGAAGAGTCCCCGGAAGAGGCAAGCCCGCTGGCAGATGTCTCTGACGAGGAGCTCCAGAAGGAACTTGAGGCCCGTGGCTTCTCTATCTCCAAGGCAGAGGCCGAAATGGATATGGAAGAGTCCGAGGAAGAAGAGGCCTAATAGCCTCACTAAGGAATTTTCGTGGCCAGACGACTTACCACCGAGGACCTCGTAGCAGAGGTTCGCTCGATGATAGACGAATCTAATATTACGTCCGTTCGCGATGAGGAGGATATTATTCCTGCCCTTAATCGTGGACAGGACATGGCGGCTAATATTCTAGCACGCCATTATGAGGCCCCATTACTAGTACACCAAGATGTAGCCCTCACGGCGGGACAGTCTGAGTATCCCATACCAGAGGATGCCTTCGAGCAGCGCCTGGAGAAGATAGAGGTAAGGGTTAATAACCTGTTCTATCCCGTAAAAAGAATTGATTATCGGGACTCCAGCGCCTACGAGAGCCTGAACCTAAAGACCAATGTACCCTACTACTACACCGTAGTCGGTAATAAGTACCGCCTACTCCCGTCACCTACCGCCACATACCCACTTCGTATCTGGTTCCTAAAGGACCCTGAGCCGCTCGTAAAGAGTCAGGGCCGCATCACCTTTATCAAGGCCGACCAGAATTATATTATCCTGGACGCGGTAGGCTCATCTCTCACCGTATCAAATGCGGAGTTGAACTGTTACGCCAATCTAATTGATGGTCAGACAGGAGAGGTAAAGGCAACAATGCAGATTTCTAATATCCAGGGCAATAAGATTACCTTTAAGAGTGTCTTTGGCCCTAATGACCGCACCACCGTTCTCAATAAAACAATCAGCAGTGACCTCTCCACCGTCTCCGTACAGCCAGACGATTTCATTTGTACGATTCACGGCAGCTGTATCCCTATCATGAAGAAGCCCTTCAGTAACTATATCATTCAGTATGCCGTGGCAGAGATGCAGCGCAAATTGGGCGGCCCGGCTGATATGGAACTTAAGGTAAAGCAGGACCTAGAGGTTGTCGTGGAGAGAAGCTGGGTCGGAAGAGAGACCTCCCTTCGCGTATCTCGGGCCAATAGGAATTGGGAAGTACCACCAAGAAGATACTACGATGGCCGATAGAAAAGAAAAACTTAAGAAACTCCGTAAGAAGGGATTCCAGTTCCGTAAGGAGCACAAAAATCCTGAGGGTGGCCTGTCAGAGAAGGGCCGAAGTGCCTACAACAAGGCTACTGGCAGTAACCTGAAGAGGCCCCAGCCCGAGGGCGGCTCCCGTAGGGATAGCTTCTGCGCCAGGATGAGGGGCATGAAGAAGAAATTGACCAGCGAGAAGACGGCCAAGGACCCTGATAGTCGAATCAATAAATCACTCCGAAAATGGAATTGTTAACATGGCGCAAAAGAAAACAGGAAAAGAAAAAAAAGAAAGTCCAAATCTTTATCCAAGAAATTTAGGTAAACTTGTAAGAAGGCAGCGTGATAAGGGGCCCCCAGGACCTACATATGAGGACGCTGAACTTCATAAAAAAATTTCAGAATTAATAGAGGATGAGGACACCTCAGACTTCTTACGTGCGTCAAGACCTTGGGGCAAGAATAATAACGAGGATGCTGAGTTGGAGCAGGTAAGGTCTCGCTCGAAGTATTTTAATAAGATACCACAGGACCTTGATAGAAATGAGGCATATACCACATTAGAAAACCTTAAGAATAAAGGCGATGCAAAACTTTTAGAAAAACTTAGAACTTTTGAAAACCTTAGAAATAAGGGGATGCCACTAAAAGACGCCGCTAATCAAGTTGGCGACCTAGATGTAATGTCACAATATGATGGTCTGGATAATGAGTACGTAGGTGAGGAGGTTTCAGCCAGGGGCGACGGTTATGGCGCATATAAGTCACCAGTTGACCGAGCTATGGATAAAGCTAATGTTCGTAAAAAAGAAGTTCAAGATAATCCAGGATACTATAAAGCCAACCCTGACTATCTTGAACAAGAAGCAGGTCGTCAAGAAGACCTAGAAGAGTTTATTCAATTTTATGACTCTACAGCGGTTGTACCAAAGATTAAATCTTCTAATAAATCCAGCAAACCAAAGTCAAAGCCAAAAAAATAATCTAAGGCATTCTCCGTGGCCATGAATTTCATCACCGTTAGTGAGTCTGACCTGGGCGCGGGTATTGACCAGCAATCGGCAGAGAGTAGGATTCAGCCAGGATTCTCTGAGGACCTGGTTAATGTGGACCCACAGGCCGAGGGCTATCTGGCCAAGCGTCCGGGATACCAGGGCGTGGCTGGCTACATGCCGGTCCGCGTATCCTCTATTCAGTACAGCGGCACCTCTCTTTGTTTCACCCTAGATGGCTCAGTTGACCTCACTGGCGTTACCAGTAGCCCTATCGTGGTCTATGGTAGGACCAGTGGCAGTCCTGTTACTAATCTCCCATTTCAGCCATACAGTAGCGCCGTCCCTAATAAAGGGGAGTACTTCCCCTCATTCGAGGTGGATGATAAGAAGATATTACTAGCGGCCAATACCTCTCTCGTTATTCCTGCCACCGAGCATGGACAGTCAGGACTCTTCCTAGTAAAACTATTCAAACCTACAGTCGGCCCTACGGGGAATGAGTCAGTTGGTATAAGTAGCTACGAGATTGATACTGGCACCAATGCCCTCACCCTAAATTACGGCGTGGCCGTCGATACCCCTATCTATATCTCATACCGCTCTTTGGCCTCCGTTCCCGGCAGTGTCTATGTACATCCCGTGGTAACTGCGACCACTGTCACCATACCAGCCGCTACCCACGGCCTATCAAATTACAATATAATTACAGATTTCTATGAGGTTACAGGGGCGGTATACGAGAGCATAGAGCCGGACAGCCTAACGGTGAGTACCACGGGAGAGGTGGTGGCTACCTTTAGTCAGTCGGTTAATGTCGTGGTCGTTCTCCGCTCCGTTCCATTCTCTCAGCAGGAAATTATTACTATACCCTCTATAGGTCCAGGCACCGCTACTATAAATAATATAGCCGGTCACTACCTGGATTCTCAGGTCTATGTTAGGACTGCGGCAAATCCTGGAGTCCTTGAGCAGGTTCTCTTGGATAGTATTGTTGTTAATACCTCGAACAATACCGCCGTACTGAGTTGGACCAATTACGTTCCCTTTACTGAGGCCGTGGTCTTCTATGAGCCTATCTCAATCCTCTCTAATAAACTCTGTGTTAATATTAGCACCCTTACTAAAGTATTTACGGCCAGCGGCAGTACAGTAAGCACGGTTGATGATAGAATAACTATTGCCAGCCACGGATTTACTAATGGTCAACTTGTAACATTTTCTGGTAGTAATCTTCCGGCACCACTCAATACCACTACTACCTATAATATACAAGTATTTGATGTTAACGAATTCTATGTTTACAACGGGTCTACTCTAGTAGACCTTACCACCACAGGCTCTGGTCAAGTATCAATAATATTGCAGGGAGAGGACCTATCCCCACAGCTGACTATATGGGGCCTTAAGCACGCAGAGATTTACGGGGATAATCCAACCGAGGACCGAGTAGGCTGGACCACACATATAGATAGCTATAGGGCGGCTGGCAATAACAGGGTGGTAGCTGGCCTTGGCGGCAATCTGTATGGTGAGTATAATACCCTAGAGCTAAGTGCCGACTATAAATTACCAACGCTATACACTAACCTAAGAGCACGGGCCCTTAATACTACTCGACTGGCACCGGCATTCTTTGGTCTCAGTACCCCTAACCCAAGTCTCTCTCGCACAGACGGCTGGTATCAGTTTACTGGTGGAGAGCAGGGACTGGCCGTTGCCACCTCAGCCGAGTGGATTAGTGGCACCCAGGTCAAGTACACCCTCTCCGCCCCATTCGTACAATCCTCTGCTATTAGTGATGTTACTGACCAGCAACTAACCATTACCCAGTCAGCTAATCCCAAGAACTCTGGCGTATTCAATATTCTGTCCATTTCTGTCACCGGCATGCTGGCTGCGGCCAAGATAGAGATAGTGGTCAATAATCCTCTCCGCACCAGTACAGATGATGATGAGGTGGGTAGCGGGATGCAGGCCGGTATCTTTACTGACACCATTCCACTTATCGCTGACAGCCCCTTTTTACCAGGGGATAGAATTCAGGCGGATAGCTTTGGGGATGAGGAGCTACTCACGGTTACCTCTAGTACTGCTACTCGGGTAGTTATTAGCGGACTCGCCAGTAGTCTATACCTACAGGGTGGTCAGCGTATAATCGGACAGCGCACCTCTCGCATCCTTCCGCTTAGGGACGCCCTAGAAGCCCCAACGGTGGAGAACCTGGTGCGTGGTGACATGCTATCAGTTAGCGGAATAGATAGAAAATTACGGGTTGAGTACATTAATACCCTATCAGATGATGTTGTTTCTATCACTAATGACACCATTACCTCTGTATCCAGCACCTCGGGATATGTGGTAGGTCAATTAATTGAGCTGGTCAGGGCAGGAAATTGGAGCGGTACCTGGGCTATCTCTGAGATTGTAAGTACCACCAGCCTAAAAATAGATTGCGACCTGGTCGGCAACGCGCCAAACGGGTCCACCATCTTGGGTAAGACCGTGCAGCTGGATGAGGAGTTTCAGTTTAGCGATACGGTTAACAGCATTGTGGCGGTGCAGGTGAGTAGTCGCTGGGTTCCCCTTGAGGCACCAGATGATGAGTTCTCCCTAACACCTACCACCCATGAGAATTACTTCCCGGCCAATACCCCCGGCAGTCAGCCTATCCTAAAGAGCGCCATGGTCTCTGACAACATGTACTTTAGTAATGGCGATGATAGCGTTATGAAGTGGGATGGCAGTGCCCTGGTACGCGCTGGCCTTCCTAACTGGCAGCCACAGATGTTCGTGGCCACTGACAGTGCGGCTAGCGAGAGGATTGCACTTAACCTGTCCAATGTACTAACATCGGAACAGCGTCCTCTTGATATATCCAGTACCGGGTCCGTGTTTAAGTTAGCGCATTATTCCTCCGGTGTTTTTCAAATCGGTGATGTGGTAGAAATTTACAGATGTCTCAGCGCTACGCCCAATGTGCCTATTGTACCTTTATTAGGCGGCACTGACGGTACAGTGAGGGCTAAGATTACAAAAATATGGATTGATAGTTCATCAAGCGCCCACGACTATATTCAGGTTGAGTATTTTGGAAACCTAAATACCGAGCTGGGGTCTGCTCTCTTATCTGGTAGTCAAAATTTTAATATCAGAGAGACCACCACCTACCGCTACTACTTTCGTCTATCGGCCCTGGATAACAATGATAACCTGATAGCCAGCGCCGTTACAGGCGTGGATGACTGTGTAGTAGAAACCTCCATAGATACGCAAATCAAGTTGCGTCTCAGTAGAATGCCAGTCTGGGACATTTACGACTATGATAAACTTGAGCTACAGGTATACCGAACCAAGAAGAATGGCGTAGCACCATACTACCTCCTGCAATCCATACCACTTAAGTTTAATCTTAATGAGCAGTATATAGATTTCATTGATACCAGAAATGACGATACCCTTAATCAGCTGGATGATGTGTCCACATCCCTAGAGGGTGCCGAGCTCGGTACTCAGTGGTCAGCCCCACTCCGTAGTAGATATATTACCAGTGCCGGTAACAGGCTGGTGCAGGGCAATATTACTAATGACCCTATCATAGATATTCAGGTACAGAAAAATGAAGGCGATACGGCTATTCAAGACTCTTACTTCACCGGTGAGATTATTACCCTTAGAAGAGATAATAATAACCCGTCCTCGACAAGTGATGGTGAGAATGTACAACGCTTCCAGTTTGTGAATTCTGGCGTTACTATTAACACTACCTCTATTGCCGCCGGTGTTGTCACGATTACTACGGCAACCGGTATCTGGACCGCAGGACACTGGGTATACCTCTATAGGGAGGGAGTACAGGACGGCATGCACCTGGATATATCTGGCTGGTACAAGATAGCCACCGGAGGGACTGGCACCTTTACTATCAATACCAACCTATCCTCGCTTACCGCGCTGGCTAATACGGCCAATCGAGTGGCCAGGGCCTCCGACGGCCTGGATGTCCCGGTCTATATTAAATCTGATGATGGCAACTACGCGACTGTCGTGGGCAATACGCCAGTCGTAGAGCTGCGGGCAATGATGCGCCTGTCTCAGGCTATTAATGCCCAGCAGACGGTGGCGACAAGTCCCTGGATGCTAGCCACGGCGGGCAACCTGATTGGTAATGGCAGGATTATTATATCACAGCCCCGGGTAGTAGACACCATCCTGGAATTAGATGTTGACGCAGGACTTACCACCAAGATGCAGCTATTCGCCAATGGACTCAAAATACCGAGGACCGTAGCAGGTAGTGCCGTGTACACCGCAGGCGCGGTAGAGTATGAATATCCTAGCCGAATCCTTATCTCGTACCCTAACTTCCCGGAAATATTTAGTAATCCCACGGCAGCGGTTGACAGCGAATCCGTTTCTGTGATAGATGTTAATAGTGCTGATGGTCAGCAAATAACCGGCATCATTCCATTCTTTGGGGAGTCGGCCTTCGGGGCGGCTCAGAAAAGTGGCGTGGTTGTGGTCTTCAAGACTAACAGCATATACCTGATTGATATCTCCGCGAAGGCGGCGGGTGTTAATCCGGTGCAACGTATTGAATCCCAAGGCCTGGGATGTACGGCCCCTCACTCCATAGCCAATACTAGAGATGGTATTGTGTTCGCGAATGAGTCAGGCCTCTACCGACTGGGCAGAAACCTGGCGATTGAGTACGTTGGTCAGAAGATAGAGCGGGTCTGGAGGGAGCGAGTTAATCTCTCCCAGCTGGACCGGGTGTTTGGTCACCATTACGGCACGGGCAGCCAGTACAAGGTCTCCGTTCCGTTAGATGGCAACACGACACCAGGCGACCTTTTGGTCTATTCGCACGTTCGAGAATACCGGGGCGGATTCGGTGCCTGGACTCGGTATTCCAACCATCCGGCTATAGGATGGGCTAATCTTTTCTCGGACGCCTACTTTGCCACAACCGACGGGCAGGTAATGAGTGTTCGGAGGACCGGGGGGACCTCTGATTACCGAGACGATGCCCAACCAATTAGTATGAGGGCTCTCCTTAGGGCTCTCGACTTTGGCGATTCTGGTATCAGGAAGTCAGTCCGCTTCCTGGTAGTGAAGTTTCGCGTGGTGGCCGACACCTCCTCTACCCTTCTGTTCACCGCCAGGGACCTGGTGGATAACTTTGAGGAGACGGATGCCTTCTCCCTGGACGATACCCGCAATAATATCACCGGACTACAGGACCCTAACCGGGTAAAGATAAAGTCCATCAGATTCTCTCCCAAAGAAAAAGAATGCATCTATTTCCAGGCCCTTATAACTAATGAGGAATTGGACCAACCCGTTGAGATTGTTGAGATTTCGTACCGCATTACAGGCATGACTGACAAGGGTATGGAAGAGGCAGCCGAAACCTAGCACTAGACACATCATGGGAATCTTTGTATAATCTACTTGCAGCCGTAGCCTTTGGTCCCAATGTTCCCCCCAACACACCGCCAATCGCTACGCTGCTTCCTATCTTTCAACAGGACCAACATTGGCTAGTCCTCTTAACAGACTACAGACCGGATTCAGGCAGGGCACTCAGCTAGGAAAGACTAGTATTGAGGAGGCATCGGCACGCGCCGGTCAACCAGTCAGGCCAACCACACCAATGGGTGCGGCTGGATTGGGCCTAGGTCCTGACAGTGCTAAGATGGCTGGCTCCTCCGCCAACATGGCCGCGGCCCAGCGCCAGGCCCTTCAGCCTAGTGAGACCCAGAGACTTCAGGATGTCCTTCGCACACGTACACTGGCCAGAGAAGAAACCACTGCCGAGGAGGCCGCGAGACAGAAGGCCGCCGGTGTATCAGGACTATCCTCCCTGCAGGAGCGTGTTCAGCAATTGGTGCTTGCTCAACTAAATAATATTACACCACCTACCACCGCCGTCTATACACCAGATAGTAGTAAAATAACAACACTATATCCCACTATAACGGGTACTGATAAGAGTGACTTGGTGGCCATCCTAACCAGACATGGCTCTGGTAAGGCAACTAGCACTGATTTTACAGATGCTGCTCGTATACTTGGTATCACTGATATAGCCAATGTTAACTCCAAATTAACTGAACTTCTTAACACAACTAATACTGAGGTAGGTACCGCGGGCGCAGCCGCCGTGGGCGATAAGTTATTTATTACTGAGGAGGCCCTTGTCCAGATGGGAACTAGTAGTGAGGAACTCGCCGGTATCTTGGGCATGACAGCGGCCCAAATCCTGGACCTCACCACGGATGAGCTAGTCGGACAGATTAATAATCTGGCGGCTAAAGAATACTCCCGGGCAGAGGCACTCCGTAGAATTATCTCTGACCCTAATGTGGGTGCCGCCGAGAGGCAGGCCGCACAGGAACAGTTAATTGGTCTGGGATACGCCGGTGTCTCCGCCACTGAATCGGATATAGGTAAACTCACGGCTGAGCTTGAGGACGCCAACTCCGTGACCATTAACGGAGAGACCCTATCAGTCTCCGAGGTCCTTGCCGATAGCTTCCTATCCAGTCTTATTAAGGACTACCTACAGAATCCAACCGGCGACGCCGCTGAATACATTAACAGCACCCCCGGCCTGTCCGGCTTCAAGGCATTCATTGATGCCAATAGGACCGCACTGGCCGCAACCACCGCCGCAATGGCCGCGGATGTAACAGCATTCGCTGGCATCCAGACCGACACGGCGGCCCTTAGGAATAATCCAAAAACAGGCACCGGCCTCAGTGACCAGACCGCCGCCGACATGGGTATAGGGGATACTGGATTTGTTGATGCCGTGCCAGTCGCACCACCCGTCGTAGCCTATATCAATGACGGGAAAGACGCGGATGGAACTATAACCACCAGCCTTAATAATATTGCAGCGATTGATGGGGCGGCGGATACCGGCGGAATCATGGCCGGAATTAAAATAGCTACTCAGGATGAACTACAGGCCTCCGGCTTTATTGATAATGCTGATGACTACGCCAACTATGTAACAAAAATTAGTGCCCTTAATAACTCCAGCCCGCAATCCCAAGAGCAGGTACTTGAGTCTATCTTTGGTGATAATTTTGATATCCAAGGACTTGAGGCCGAGTTAACAAAGATTAGAAACTTCCAGAGGGCCGGACTACTCACCAGTGCCGACCCAATCATGGACCTCCTAGATGCCGATAGGGATGGAAAACTAGATAGTCCTGATAAGCTGAAGGCCGCCTTCCTTGCTAAGATATCCAAGGATGGAAGACCTATGACCATCAAAGAAATGCTGGCGGGTGGGACTAATGTAACTACTCTGAATCAGACTATTAAGGACATGATTAACGGAAGGACGAATCTCAAAAGAAGTTCTACCGAATCCCCGCGTGACCAGGATAATAAACCGCTATTTACTCCTACTCAATGGGACACCTTTAGTGCAAGATTAGAGGATGGCGTTTTTGATGATGCTGATGTTTATAAATTGAAAGATGAAACCTATGTTGACCTGGAGGCCCTATCTAAACTTCCAGGGGCCAGTAATAATACGGCACTTAAAGATTTAATAAAAACTAAAAGAAGAGAGTGGGTTACGGGGATTGCTCAGGCCGGACTTGATGCCATGAAAGCTGTTCCTAAAGAAAATAGATATGGTAGTGATAGGACCATAAATGATTCCTGGGAAGCCGCCGCGTCGTCAACTTTGGCCCTATTGAATAAGGCATATGAGGATGCTTCCAGTGATGTCGATAAATCTTATATTAATTCTTATCGTATAGATTTTATTAATAGACAGAAAGAAATGCTTCAGTGGAGTCTCGGGCAAGAATTACGCGACATAGAGAGAATTCGTGCTCAGCTTCGTGGGCGACTAGATAAGCACAGAGATGTTAGGTCGTACAAAAATGCCCTAAGAGATGCCGATAGGGACTACGATAATGCTATTAGAAGATATTATCGTTATGCGAATTCTCTTGGTATAACTGGTAGCTTAGGTGCTAACCACCCGGACCGTAGGTAATTATGGCCACTCCTCTTCAAAATCTACAGTCAATGGCCGCCGGTGGTGGAGGACTAAACCCCCTACCAGCACCGACACAGACCTCACAGATTCAACAACTCCTTACGACTAAGGCCACTGGCCGGGCCACAGGGCCTGCGGCAGCCCCCAAGGCTACCAATATCCAGGAGCAGATGGCCATTAGTCAGGCCCGTCTTCAGCAACAGGAATTGCAGCAGGCAGGACGAGAGGCCGGTGCTAAGCTGGGGCTTGAGGCTCAGGAGGCACAGCAGCAGTATCAGCAGTCTCGCGGGGAATTGGATGAGAAACAGATATCCTCTCAGGAACAATATCAAAGACAGGCCGAGGCCGTGTTTCGTGACCTGGCCAGGGGTACCAGAGAGATTGACTTCCAAAAAGATAGCGCCAAGGCTGAGCAGGTAGGCTTTCAGATTCGCCTGTCTAATGACCGGTATGTAAATAATCTTAAGCTAGAGGGAATGCGTAGTCGCCTTAACTCCGAGATTGCCTTTAAGGAGGCCCTAACGGTGTCAATCTTCGCTGAGGAGGAGGCCCTTTACCGTAGCAATCTATCCTTCAAGTCAATGATTGATGCTAATGATAGGGCATTCAATGAAAGATTATCAGAGATGGATATTGAGCTGGCCATTGAGCTAGCATCGGCGGAGGCCAAGGGACAGGCAATGTCTAACACAATCTCAGGATTTACCCAGGCCTTTAAGGGTGGGGTGCAGGCCTACAGCGCATATGAATCCCCGACCCCGACCACGATTGGCGGTCAAACATTTAATCCAGACGCATTTACTGAAGAAGAGGTTGGGCAAACACGCCCATGGCAACAGGACGCTGCCGCCACACAATCCACCGAACCTGGAAATATGAGTAGACGTAAATGAGTATGCGACTTGGGCAACTTAATAAACTAGCCGCCGCTATCCCTATGGCCAATCAGCAGATTGCTAGTGGTATGCAGCAGGCCAGGGAGACCCAGCTTCAGCAGAGCATTGGACAGATGACCCCCGAGCAGGCCGCTACACCCAGGCTGGCACAGAGCATGGGGGCGCAGCAGGCCGCACAGGCATCAGCAATACAGCTGGGCGCACAGCAAAAAACACAGCAATCCGCAGTAGTCGCTGGACAGCAGGCTATCGTCCAGGATAAAATACAAAAGCAGCAGGAATTATTCACTCGCTCTCAGGCACTCTCACAGAAGAATCGTTACCTGGAGAATGAATTGGCTCGCATCTCCCAGTCAGCTAAGGATAAACTCCTTGACCAGCAACTCTCCTTTAAGAGAGACGAGCTGGGTCGCACTATCTGGAATGAGAGACAGCTGGCTGATTATAAGATAGCCACGGCTAAGGATGAGGAAGACTTTCGAAACTATCAGCAAGAGGCCAGTAATCTATCAGAGCGCAGGATGAAGATGCTACAGATGGCACAAAGAAAACTTGAGCAGGTCCTGGAGCAGGGCTATATTTCTACTAACCAAAAATTGGACCAGGCATCTCGACTCAAGATAGTTGAAACCGTGGCTGCGCTTAAGAGAAAGCAGGCCAGAGAGTCCGCCCGCCAATCTAGTAATATGGGAATGTGGGCAGGGGCTGGCACGGTCGTTGGTGCCGTCGCGGGCGCTATGATAGCAGGCCCTACAGGATATGCGGCTGGTGCCGCGGTCGGCGCACAAATTGGACAGGGCGTTGGAACTGCCGCTGGCGCACAGAATACTTAATAGGATTATATCATGGCTACTGAATTTCAAAAGGCAAGCAGGGGAAAGATAGTATCAGATACTCCCGCAATACAAGAATTTGAGCGGATTAAGGAGGAGGCCTCAATCGAGGCAGCCGCCGCACGCGCCGGGAAATCACCCGAAGAGATTAAGGCTGAGGCCAAGGCTGCCGGTACGGACCCTATCAGCTGGATTAAGGATAAGTATCCGCCACCGGGGATGCCTAAAAAGCCAGCCGAGAGAGCGCCCGCCGAGCCCGTGGCTGACCAGATAGAGACACCAGAAGAGAAGGCCACAAGGCTACAGAAAATTCAGAGACAGATAAAAGCAGGCACCTATAATCCGGTTGAGGGAATTGCCGCAAGCCTTGGTGTACCTGAAGAGGCCGCCCCAAAAACCGTTGCCGAGACAGTAAAAAAGGCAGCTAAAGAAAAGAAAAAGGCAGAGGCCGCTCCACTTGTACAGGAGGCTCCGACGGTAGCCGAGCAGGTCAAGAGTGGCGCAGCCCTTAAAAAAGAGCAGGCGGCCATTCGTAGTGCCATTACCTCAGCCCCACAGTTCGCTATTATTACCGCTGAAAGTCCAAGGGGGGAGACCGTCCCAGGCGGTAATGAGGCCCTTAGGAAAGAGCTTGAGGCCAGGGGGTATAAGTTTGAGCAGATGGAAGGAATGTATGGTGGTAAAGAAAATCCATTCCTAGTACAGACAGATAAACTCTCAGACATTCAGAGTCTCGGTAAGAAGTATGGCCAGGAATCTGTTATCCTTGCAGATAATAATAAGTACAAGATGCAGTTCACCAGCGGGCCGCAAGAGGGTCAGTTTTACACAGCCAACACTATTACTCAACACGCCACCCCGCCCAAGGATTATTACTCAACCGTGGTTAGGGATGGCAAGCCGGTTCATTTTACCATAGACTTTGATATGGAAAAATTAAAAGGGAAACCTGTGGCGCAGGCTAAGGCTCCGGCGCAGGCTTTGGCTAAGGTAGTTGGACCAGAGGCACCACCACCGGCTACGGGTGTCGAGCAGGTAGCCAACGCGGAACGTCGCACACAGGCCGAGGGAGTCAAAAAGTTACTTATTGAGCAGGGAGTACCTCCACAGGAAGCCCTTGCGCAGGCAGAGACCGTGGTGACCGGTGCGGAGAAGGCTGCCTCAAAGACCGGCAGTAGTCTAAAAGATATCATACAAAATAATGTCAAGACAGCATTCAGGGTTGCCTCAGAGAATCCTAAGACATCACTTGCCGCCGCCCTGGTAGGCCTTGCCTCTGCTGGTTTAATGGCAACCGGAGAAAAGGATAAGACTCCTCCACCAGTATCTCCGCCAACGCCACCAGCTGAAAAGAAAAAAGAATCGGTAGAGCCCCCACCGGCTGTAGTAAAGACAGTTAAAGAGGGAGATGACACACTGACCGAGTTTGAGGCATATAAGAAGAAGATGTCACTCACCGATACCGAAAAAGAGAAATTTGCAGGGATTGAGGAACGCCTGAAAGATTCTTTGGATTCCGCCAAGGATGCCTACTCCAAGGGAATGAGAAGCACTGAGCTATACAAGGCCTTTGAAAAAATAGCCGAGGGTCTGGCCCTATACGGCGCAGGACTGTATGGCAAGAAGAGTGGAATTGATGCCGTTAGCGGACTGAAGTTTAGTCCCATTGATTGGTCTACTCGAACGGATAGACTGACCAAGGAGTTGGATATGGCTGACAGGTCCTATACCAAGGGTATGGAGACGGTTAAGGAAGAGAAGCGCGGTATTGAGAAATTGCGGGAAGAGGCCGTTAAGTTCGAGGAGGGCCGCAAGGAGCGCGAGGAGAAGCGGGCGGAAAGACTTGGAACCAAGCAGACCGCGGCGGAGGAAAAGGTTGCAAAGGGCCAGAAAGAGATTCTGATGGGAAGGATTAAGGACCTAGATAGGCAGATTAATGATATTGAAAAGGTTAGGACCTCAACGCCCAAGTCTGGTGATGCCATGGAAAGGCAGTACAAGGCCCTGGCCACTACCCTAAAAATCCCTGAGACTGAGTTCATGACCGGAATGCTTGGTGGATTTAGGGAGGGAGCGGCTGATGCGGCATTCCTAAAGAAGCAGCAAGAACTTACAGCAACACGGGACCGGCTTGAGAAAGAGTTGCGGGGAGAACCCGGTCAGGCGCAGCCAGTCTCAGGACTTACACCAACACAAGAAGCTAGAAGACAAGAACTACTACGCAAGCAAGCTGGTAAATAACTAATGGCCCTTACCCCAGAAGAACAACAAGAATTAAACCAGCTAAATAAAATGGCATCATATCCTGGGCCAATCTCGGCCTCTACGATAAAGTACGCGCCACAAAATCAAGAAACCTCCCTACTCAAATATGCCCAGGGAGAGGGCCTGAACAAGAATGAGCTTACGGCCTTTATGGCGCAGGTATCCCACGAGTCAAATGGATTTAGAAACCTGGAAGAAATCGGTGGTGGGAAAGATACTTACAGTGGTGGCAAGGATTATAAGGGTCGCGGCTATATTCAACTAACCCATGATTATAACTATAAGGCCATGGGCGATAAGCTGGGAATTGACTTACTTAATAATCCTGACCTGGCTGCTGACCCAGAGATTGCCAAAAGAATTGCGGTTCAGTGGTGGAAGGATAATGTTAGGCCGGGCGTAAAAGACTGGAATGATGTATACTCTCATAGCAGACTTGTTAATTATCCAAACGCAACCGGTCCGGAGCAAGTCAAGGGATATGATGAGAGGGTGGCTGAGTTTCAAAAATACCAGAAACAACTCAGGCCGGTTATTGTTGAGGTAAAGGGCGGCCTTTTTAAGATTCCAGCGATTCAGGTACCAGAAGTACTTAACGATTGGCCCGAGGCACGTGTGGTACCCAGTTCAACTAGCATAGCATCTGAACGGAAAAGTCAAAGACCATGACGGAAAAGTTTGACCCAACTAAATACGGAGGCGTTCCCTACGACGGCAGTCCTGAGGAGGACACGACCACCTCCGGATTATCCCCTGAAGAGGAGGAGGAGTTACGTCGGCTGGAGGCAATGAAACCGGCACAGACTGGCCTCACCGCAGCTGAGGAGGAAGAACTTCGCCAACTGGAGGCCATGGCTCCAAGTGTCGCCGCCGGTCCAGCACAAAAGAAACCTGAGGCAGGGGACCTGGATGAGTCAGAGATTAGAGAAATTGCAGACACTCGCGGGGTATCAGTAGAGTACCTAAAGGAAAGAATACCATATCTGGCCGGGGTTACCGGCGGGTATACAAAGGAGCAGGGAGCACTATCTCAGGTTCCTCAAAGGGCCATTGCTGAGGTAGGTAAGCAGGTACTTTTAGGCATACCACAGAAGGCCTATATCCTAGCACAGGATGAGAAGGAGCAGGCCGCCCTTGATGATATCAGAGAACTGATTGATGCCAAGCGCACACTGGGACAGAAGGCCGCAGAGTTTGGCCTATCCTTTGCCCTGCCTGGTGGTGTCATTGCCAAGGGGGCCAAGACCGCAATAGGCAAAGTCGCCGCCGCTGCCGCTACCGGTGCTACCTATGGTGCTACCTCTTCTCGCACGGGAGAGGAACTCCCAGCCGCCGCCATGGGCGCGGCAGTGGGTGGAACCCTGGGGGGCGCTATTGTAGGTGTTCCCGTGGCCTATAAGGGAATTAAAAATCTACTGAGTAAGGAGAGTGTGGATGATGCCGCGCGCCTAGCCAAGATGGCAGACATTGAGGCCAAGGCTGAGGAATCCCTAAAGACTAATCAGGAAGAGATATCCAATAAGGCCAAGTTCTTTAGTGACCCTAAGCAGATTGAGAATATTATACCCGCCAATGAGGCCACTAGGACTCAATTAAGAGATATTAAAATGGCAGCCGCCAGGGAGAAACCCAGGGGCGCTCAAAAGGAATCAGCCGATGCCCTGATTGAGCAGCTAGGAAAGCGCGTGGAGAGCCAGGAGCGGGCTATTACTGAGGCCAGAGAATTTGCGGCCTATATACAGGGTGGCAGCCAGGCACTGCCTAGGGCTGGGGCCATGAAGGTACTTCAGGAGGCCGGAAAGAGAGAGGCTGGCTTTCTTGAGAAAGAATACAATAGCTTTAGGAAGGTAAAGGCCTTTGAGGAGGCACAGCAAAAAACCCTTGCGGCGCGTATTCCTAAGGAAAAGAACTTCATTAGTCGATTCAAGGAACTTATCTATGACGGGACCGTAGTGGCCCGCGGGATTGATAGGGAGGTGGCCGGAAGTGATATGACCACTGTCTTGGACAAGATGGCCCGTAATAAGCGTCTATTCGACACGCAGACCGCGGCCAAGCTGCAAAGGTCAACCGAGTTAAAAGAGGCGCTTACTAAGACAGGCGTCGATAATGACCTGGCCTACCGCGTCTTGGATACGGTGGACCTACTTAAAAAGGGTGGCAGGGAGGCAGCGATAAAGGCTGGCATGAACGAGGCCCAGGCCGATGCCACCATAGCATTCAGAAAGGCATTCGAGGACATCAGGATTGAGGCCGATAAATTAGGGCTCAAGATTGAGGCCAGGGATGCCTATGTTCCACACCTCCGCGTATCCACACCGGAGACCATTCGCCGCATTAACAAGGAGGCCAAACGGGCGGGACTTGATTTCGAGGACACAAGAAATACCCCAGGTATTGATGACCTTATTAAGAAATATTCAAAGTATAGTCAATATCTTAATAGTGGCTTCAAGGAAAAATTAAAAAAGCCAGAGGGACTGGATGACTTCGTATCAAATAATGAGGCCTTTGTAAATACTGCCCGAGCACTAGAGTATGTCAGTGGCGAGAAGATAACTAATGCCTTTGACCTAGGCGTTGCCCTTAGGCAGTCTCAGAGCCCGCAGCTTCTCAATAGACTGGCCATAACCGAGGCCCGGCGTGCCATGCAGCGTACCCAGGACATGCCGGACTTTATTCGGGAGAAGAACCTGGCCAAACTTTACCTTGACTGGTCAAGTGATACCTTTAAGCATATCTATTTTAGGGAGGGCCTAGGTGAACTGAAGGTGGTACGAGACCTGGCCGTGGCCGCTAATAACCGAAGCGCCGCTGACTATGTGGAGCGCCTTAGGCAGGACCTTACCGGCCTCAGGCATGGTACGGGACTTGAGTGGACCCGTCAGACAACCCAGAAATTCCAATTGACCATGAAGACACTGGCGGATAAGTCTCCAGAGAATAGCTATAAGAAACAAATATATGAGACCCTTGGTGAGTCTCCTGAAATCTTCTCTATCATAGCCTCACAGGTTTATCCAAACTTCTTAGGACTATCCGCTAAGGCTATTATCGCCAACCTGACCTCCCCATTTACTATGGCGGTGCCTGAACTCGGCGGGGCCTACGGAACAAAGAAACTACTCACGGCAGGTATTCAGTCCGCCAACTATATGAGGGCCGGGCGTAAGGTATCAATCAGTCAGGAACTAGCCAGCTATCTGAACTCTAAGAAATACGCAGGCAAGACAGACTACGTGGCCGGTCAGAATGTTGTTTTTAATGGGATGGATGCACTAACAATGTCCGCCAAAAATGCCGGATACATGGGACCGCAATACTCCAGCGAGTTATTCCGGGCCGTCGAGGGCGGAATTAAGGATAGCGCCGTATATAACATGGGAATGAGTACCGTGGAGAAGTGGAATACCTTTGCCATGTACGCCTTTGAGAAGTCAGAGACCGCCATTCGTAGCATGATGAGCGATGTGGCCGATGGCGTGGCCATTGACCTACTCCGTGGCAATAAGGACGCCATGAAGTTTATTGGAAAGATGGACCGGGCCTACCAGATAAAGATACAGAAGGCCATGGCAGCCGGGCCTGAGAGTAGCAAGGAGGTTACGTCTCTAATCAAGGACTACCTGGTTGGACGCACCCTGTTCAACTATGACCGGATAAGTATGAGTGAGTTCGGGCGCTCCATGGGACCGCTATTCAGTGTGTTCTCGAAGTGGCCGACCACCATTGCCGCCGATGTTATAGATAAGCTGGAGGAGAAGGGCGTGATGAAGGGAGGCAGGGATGTCCTTATTAAGTACATGGCCCCCCTAGCATTCCTCACCATGATGGACAAGATGGCCGATGGGCTTGATGTCAGTCCGGAGAAATCTGACCTGGCCTATCGCCTGATAGGAAAAGAGGGCTTCAGTGGCATGGCCCCAATTAACTCCATTAATCCCCTGCTTGAGGGTACGATGGTAAAGCCGCCGGTGGTTGAGGCCCTAGCCGGTGGTATCATGGCCCTGGTCAAGGCTGACCCCGAGGCCCTATGGAAGTGGGCCAATAAGACAGGACAGGCCTTTCTGCCAGGCAGCGGCATGCTTCGCTTCATGGTCGAGGACCTTCCGGTATGGGCGGGAGAGGATAGGGTCGAAGGCCCATTCGCTGAGAAGA